TTAATTCGAGTAGAGCGTGTAGGTCCTGTTGAAACTGAAATATGGAAAGATACAAATAATAATACATGTGAACGAAGAGTATATTTAGATTCATATTATTATCATGGGGTAGTTAAGTGTGAGCCTCAACCCAAATGAATGGCGACCTACAAGAAAACAAGCAACATTTTTAGCATTACCTACTTGGATTAAAGAAGCTACATTAGGAGGGGGAGCAGGTTCAGGTAAGACTGACGTTCTCCTTCTTTATGCAATTGTTAGAAAATGGCACCTTAACGCGCGATTCAAACAAGTCTTTTTACGTAGGACAAGTCCTGAATTAAAACGCGAGGTAATGCCAAGAAGTAGAGACATATATCGTAAGTTCGGGGCGACTTTTAACCAGACGGATATGGTTTGGACATTCCCCAGAGAAGATCAATTTGGAACAGGAACATCAACTAAAACCGGGGGACGTAATGAAGGAGCAATGATATTTCTTGGTCATTGCGAAAATGAAGATGATGTTCATATATATGATTCAATGGAAATTAATCTCTTCACTCCTGAAGAGTTAACTACATTAACTGAATATATATACCTTTATATCGGCTTTGAAAGAACGCGCTCTCCTCTAGGTAGTGGATTACCTGCTATAATTAGAAGTGCAGCAGTAAGTGGGGGAATTGGACATAGTTGGGTTAGACAAAGATTTGTTAAACCTTATGAAGAATTAGGTCATCCATTAAATCCGGACGATAATATTATTATTGAAGGTCGTGGCGGAAATAAAAGATTTTATATCCATGCTACTGCAATAGATAATGAATATTTAGACCCTGATTATGTTAAATCTCTACAAGCTCTACCTGAAGCTGAAAAGCGCGCCAAATTATATGGTGATTGGGACGCTTATTTAGGTCAGGTATTTGAGGAATTTAGAGATAGGAAATATCCAGATGAGCCAGATGAAGCTCTTCATGTTATTGAGCCTTTTGAAATACCTAGTTGGTGGCCTAGGATTTTTGTTATTGATTGGGGATACTCGGCCCTTACGTATGTGGGATTTGCCGCTATTAGTCCTTACCGTAGAGTTTATATCTATCGTGAACTTTATTGGAGAAAGACTAAAATCGAAGAATGGGGAGCATACGTTAAACCCTATATTCAAAAAGAACAACCTAAACTCATTAGGGTATGTAAGTCAGCCGGACAAAATAGAGGAGAGGATCATACAATCCAGCAACAGATTGAGACTGCATTAGAGTCTCCTGTTGAACTTACTGCTAATAGTCCTGGGTCTAGACTTGCTACTAAAGCATTATTACATGAATATCTTAGATGGAAGAGTAAGCATGTTCCTGTAGCTGATGAAATAGCTAGAATATATTCGGAAGAAAGAGCCTTATGGATTTTACGAAATAGAGGAATTATTGAATACAAAGCGTATTTAAATTCTTTTAATTCTGTTGAACCAGAAAGATTGCCAAAGTTACAGATATTTAATACTTGTAATGTTTTAACAGAAGCCATTAAAGCTGCTTCATACGATAAGAAGAAATCTACTGGTAAGGCAGCAGAAGATGTAGCAGAATATGATGGCGATGATCCTTATGATGTTGTTAGGTATACCGTTGATGCAGCCGATAGGTTTATGGAAGATGCCAAGGAAGAAATGGCTAAGGCTGAAAAACAGGAACAATTATTAGCATCATTACAAAAGACTCAGGATTTTACATCATTTTATATGAATATGCGTCGTATTGAATCTAATCCTACAAGCAAATCAATAAGCAGGTATCATAATCGTAGGAGGCAATAATGCCCTCAGCAGAAGTTCAATTGATTCAAAATAGTTTTTCTGTTCGATGTGATTTAATTATTTTTGCTACTAAGGGTGAGACATCTGAACAATTAGCTAATAGGAAGAATGATTTCATTAAGAACTTAAATCGTTATATTAGCAAAATGGGTGTAATTAAGGAGGTTCAAGATGTTCAAGTGGTTACATCACCTACTTAATCCTCATTGTTCTCATTGTATGGAATTGGAACGAGAGAAATCAGTTTGTTATTCTTGTGAAACTCTTCGGACTCAGTTAGCAGAGGCTAATTACGAGAAGAAACAATTACTGATGAGAGTATTGAATCAGGGAAATGTAATTAATGCAGTTCCCCCTGTAGAAGAAGATGAACCATTAAAACAAATTCCAGCGAAACATTTACCTTGGCCTGCAATGAGAGCGCGTTTAGAAGAACAAGATAGATTGAAGTCATTAGAATTAGATAAAGAAAAGAAGATTCGTGCTGAATTAGATAAAGAAAATGAACGACTTGAAAAAGAAGTTTTAGGAGAAGTTAATAATGCCTAACAGTATTGGACCTTCAATGGGATTTATGGATAAATTATCCCAACGTCTTAGAGGGCAGAGAAGTTCTATGAATATGCCAGGTAAAGATGTAGAACTTCCTGATGAAAGACCAAAGAAAAAGAAGAAGTTTGGATTTGTTGAATCAGGTAGTAAAGCTGATCAAATGATATCTGGATTTAATAAGTTAAGAGAATTATCGAAACCGAGGTAATTATGCCAGCTAAGTCTGCTAAACAATATCGATTCATGCAGATGATGGCTCATAATCCTTCTGCTAAAACAACTAAAGGTATAGGACCATCTCCTGAAGTGGCAAAAGAATTTATACATAAGACGAGTCCTGCTAAGCGTAAGTTATTTGCGAAAAGATAATGGCTAAAATTGAACTTACGGAAGATTTAAAGCAGCAGTTAGGCACTATCACTGATACTATAGATAGAGAGGATAGTGTAACTCGCGAGCGACAAATCCGTAAATATCGATATTTTAAATTACTTTGGGAAGGATTCAGTCAGACATGGTGGTCAACCACTGCGCATGATTGGAGAGTATTTGATACTAATTCTATATTAGGTGATAATCAAGGTAGCTACTATGACAAGCCAATTAATGTCTTTAGAGCTTACCTTGAGTCTATTATTGCTGCTTTATCTATTACTGTTCCTCCTGTTACCTGTTATCCTGATGATGCTACTAATACACTCGATTTGGAAACGGCAAAAGCAGGGGACAAAATAGGGCAGTTAATTTATAGACATAATAATGTATCTTTAGTATGGTTACATGCATTATACATTTATTGCACGGAAGGTCCTGTATTTGCCTACGCGTATCCCAAAGAGGATGAATCATATGGGACTTACGTGGAGAAAGAATATAAGGATGAAGAACAGCAGAAGTATGTATGTCCGCATTGTCAGATGCAATTAGATGATGCAGTTATGCAGGGCGCGCCCCCGGAATTAGTTGATGAAATGTCATCTGCTAATGAAGGATTTACAAATGAATTAAAAGATCAGTTTCAACCTGATGAAGTAGATGCTGAATTACAGAATTTAATTCAGAATGAATCGATGTTGGTCTGTCCTGAATGTGCTAAGGAATTAGACCCATCAATGGAAAAGTCTACTTTTATTGTCAGGAAATTAGTAGGTGAGACTACTAAACCTAAGACAAGACAGTGCATTGAAGTTTATGGCGGTCTATATGTTAAGATCCCTAACTTTGCAATGTTACAGAAAGATTGCCCTTATCTTAGATTTAGTTATGAAACTCACTATGCATGTGCAATTGATAGATATCCATCTCTTAGAAAAGATGGTAAGTTAGGTCCTAATTGGGGTGGAAGGGGTCCTGATGATCCATATGAACAGTGGGGGCGTTTAAATACCCAATATAGAGGACAATATCCTGATTCTACTGTTACCGTCAATAATTACTGGATTCGTCCAGAAATGACGAATGTTTTAACAGATGAAAATTGGATAAAGAAATTAAAGAAAGATTATCCCAATGGTATCAAGGTAGTTAAAATTAATGATACCATTGTCGCGGCAGAGAATGAATCATTAGATGATTGTTGGACTATCACTCAAAATCCTTTATCAGATTATATTATTCATGATCCACTTGGAGAAAGTCTTGTCAATGTTCAAGACATTACTAATACTCTCATTAGTCTTGTATTACAGACAATTGAACATGGGATTCCTCAAACTTTCGTATCTCCTGCAGTTTTAAATATTGATCAATATGGACAGACTGAAGCTACACCGGGTGCAATAACGGCTACTAAGGCTAATTTTAATAAGCCATTAAGTGAGGGATTCCAGACTATTCAAACGGCTACATTAAGTCAGGAAGTAATGCCGTTTGCTAATAAGATTCAGGAATTAGGTCAATTAGTTACGGGCGCGCTCCCATCATTATTTGGTGGGCAATTAGATGGAAGTAAGACTGCATCTGAATACTCTATGTCCAGAGCGCAAGCTCTACAGAGATTACAGAATACATGGAAGATATTTACTATTTGGTGGAAAGAAATATTTGGTAAGGTTATTCCTGCTTACATCGAATGTATTCATGAAGATGAGAAGTTTGTCACTAAAGATAGCCAAGGGGATTTTCTTAATGTTTATGTAAAGAAAGCAGAACTTGCAGGTAAGATTGGTAATGTTGAATTAGAAGCTAATGAAAATCTTCCTATTACGTATAGTCAAATTAAAGATGTTGTAATGAAGATGTTTGAGCTTAATAATCCTGAAATTATGGAAGCTCTAGCGTCTCCTGAAAATTTACCAATTCTTAAGAAAGTATTAGGATTAGATGCATTTGTAATTCCTGGGGAATCTGATAGACAGAAACAGTATGAAGAAATTAAAGAATTATTAGCATCAGAACCTTTAATGGTTCCACCTGATCCTAATATGTTAGAGGCTGCAGCACATGCAGGACAATTTTCTCCTGAAATGGCACAGCCACAAGAACAACCATCAGTTCCTATTGATCCTGATGTAGATAATCATGAAATTGAAGCATTTATTTGTAGAACTTATTTAGTATCTGACGCAGGTAGATATGAAAAAGTAAAAAATCCAAAAGGATATCGTAACGTATTGTTGCATATGAAAGCTCACCAACAAGTAATTCAACAGCAACAAATGCGGCAAATGCAAATGCAAGCTATGATGGGTGGAAATAATCAACAGGGTCCGCCTAAAGATAAAGAAAAACCAAGCAATAATCCAAAGGAACAGATAAATGCCTGAAGATGATTCGATTGAAGGATTAACAACTGAAGAAATTATCTTTGCAGAAGATCCAACGGATAAAGATGCGCCTCTTGAACTTCCTGTCGAAACAAAGACTGAAGAAGTTAAAAAAGATGATAAGGAAGATAAGGAAGAAAAAGAACCTGAAATAGAAATTAAGGATGACGATGAACTTCAAATCGTTACTCCTGTAAATAGAAAAGAAATTTTAGCTGCTTTTCCTGATTTATATAAAAAGTTTCCTTTTATTGAAACCGCGCTATCGCAACATAAACAGCTAACTGAACTTATTCCTACTATCGATGATGCTAAAGAGGTAATGGAAAAGGCTTCTGCTTATGATAATTTATATGCAGAAGCTATGGATGGTAAGACTGAATCTATTTTAACTGCTGTTAAAGAAGAAGATGTTGAAGCATTCAATCGATTAGTAGATGATTATCTTCCTACTCTAGCGCGCGTTGATGAGAGAGCGTTTCATCATGTTATTGGTAATTTATTTAAGGATACTGTTTCGCGTATGTATTCGGAAGCGCGAGAAACTAAGAATGATGCTCTTGAATCCGCGGCTCATTTATTACATCAATGGGTATTTGCTACAACTAAATGGACTCCACCTTCTTCATTAGCTAAGCCTAGAGAAAAGGTTGATGAAATTCAGCAAAAGGAAAATCAATTTGTTCAGGAAAGATTTCAAGTTACTCTATCTGACTTGAATACTCGTGTGGGTAATGTATTAAAAGCTACGATTGATAATAATATTGATCCTAGCAAAGCAATGACTCCATTTATTCGTAAGCAAGCTGTTAGAGAGGCTTATGAACATTTAGAGAGTTTAATTGCTAATGATAAAGGATATCGCGCGATTAATGATAGACTTTGGCAAAATGCTTTTAAGTCTAACTTTAGTCAGGATTCAATTAATAAAATTCGTTCTAACTATCTCGCAAGGGCTAAATCTCTTCTTCGCCCTGTATTAGCCAAAGCACGAACAGATGCATTAGAAGGTCTTAATATAAAGACCGAAGAATCTGATGGAAAAGATAGACGTGGTAGATTACCAGTAGGGCGTTCCGCAACCCAAAATAAAGATACATCAAGCGGCAAATCAACTGAATCAGCTATGAAACCAGGTGAAAGCACCTATGATTTCTTAACAAGGTAATAAATATGGCAGTTGTTGAATCTAATGTAAATGCATTAGAACTTGAAAAGGTCGTTCCTAAGATTGCAGTTGCGTTTGAACGAGATGATAAATTTTTCTCTAATATTAAAAAGAGAGAAGTTCAGAAAATTTCAGCTCGTCAGATGCGTGTGCCAATTGCATTACGGCCTGGTGGTAAGTTCAAGTATTATAATGCAGACGGTGGTGGGTTAGGTCGTGGTGGTGGCCCAACGTGGGATAAGGCTGTAGTTAGTTGTGTATTCGTTGCAGAGGCAATTGAATACACTAAATTAACTGAATGGGCAACTAATAGTGATGCAAAAGCTATTGAGAACGCGCCCAAGAAGATGATTGCTGATACGTTAGATGAATTACGTAGGCAATTAGATTCTCAGATGATGCAGGATGGTAGGGGTGTATTAGGAACTGTTACTACTGATACACCTGCTGGTGGTTCTAACGTAATTACTCTTACTACCGATGGATTCGGTGCAAGATTAATGCGTTTCCAGCAGGATGTTCAGGTGTTTGATGCTACGTTAGTTACTAATAGGGGCACAGCTACAATTACTCAATGGGATGTAGAGAATAATACAATTTCTCTTACTCCTCAAATTGCTGGTGTAGTTGCAACGGATCTATTAGTTGCTGATGGTATTGCATCTCCACTATCTTTACCTGCAATTTATGGAGTTCCTTATCATCACAGTAATAGTTCAACTGGAACATGGTTAGGATTCCCGCGCTCTACTACGCCTGAGATTCGTGCATCGAGAGTTAATGGTAATGCTAATGCATTTGCACTTCCATTAGCTAGACTTGCTATCAATAAGATTGGTAATAGGACTGGAATTGATAACAATTTCGTTCCTAATGCATGGATGCATCCAGCGCAGGTTCAGGCATATGAAGAGTTAGGGCAGTTAGTTAGTTGGATTCAGAAGCAGCCAAAGGATGAATCATTAAATCTGTATTTCGGTGGACAGATGCAGATGGCTGGTTCTAATGTTAAGCAATCATTTAACTGGGATAAGCGACGTATTGATTTTGTTACGGATTCTATCTGGGGTCGTGGAGAAATCCTTCCAATTGGATTCTACACTTCAGATGGTCGTAATATTTTCGAGATTCGTGACTCAGTTGGTGGCGTGGCTACTGCTGATATTTTCTATATGACTGTTGGTATGCAGGCATTTGTCAGCAATCCTGCTGCATGTGCATATATTGATAATCTGGCAATTCCTGCTGGATATGTGAGCTAGGAAGGAGGT